CCTTCCGGAATCGGGTGGTGTATGCCACGCACTTCTGGCTCCTCGGGGGCACCCTGCCCGGGATGCGTCTGTGGCTGGAGGCGGCGGGCTACGAGGCCCACATCCACGAGCACTTCCGAGACGACCCCTCCATCTGGGCCGAGTTCTCCCTTTACCTCTGGCCCTACCGCCCAGAGTTCACCACGGACCGTTGGGACGACGGGGTGGGAGCGTGGGACGACGACACCTCCTGGGACTACACCCTAAACGGGGTGGAGCTGGAACGCATCCCCGCCCTGGTGCGGGAAGTGAAGCCCGCTCATGCCCGCGTGCGATCCATCTACTACATCCCGGGGCCCCGAGATGTTTGGGATGACGGAGCGGTGTGGGATGAAGACGGCGATGTCTGGGGTCCTGAGCCCATACAGATATACCCATAGGAGGTAAGGATGCCGAAAAGACTAACACCTGAAGACCGCTGGGAGACTGACTTTGAAGTGCCTGTCCCAGGTGAGGGGCGGCGCATCGGGCCGCTGGAGGTGCTCTTCCAGCGCCTTCTGAACCGCACTGAGCGCCTGAAAAACCGCGTTGCGGACATCCTGGGCCTGCCCTGGGACGCCACGCCGCCAGACACGCTGGCCGGGCTCGCGGGGCGTGTAGGCACCTTGGAAACCAATCAGGGTGGCACAACCCTCTCTGCCCACCGCACCGCCCCAGTATTAGACCACCCAGACGGCAGTGTCACGGCGGCGAAGCTAGATGCGGTCCGCAACGCCCCTACCATCACGCCTTCCCCCGGAGACTGGCTCCTCGGGGGGCTGGCTAGCGGTACCGGGGTAGGCAAGTTGCCCATCGGCCAAGCCAACGGCGTGCCCCTCCTCAATGACAGCGGTGCCCTCGCGAGCGCCGACGCGTACCTGAGCAGGGGGTCTGTGACCAGCGCCGTAGACTGGAACACCCTCACCAATGCGGGTACATATGAGATAGCGAGCGGGGCCTTCGGCACCGGCAGCGCCAACACGCCGCCCGCCGTGACCAAGCAGGGGCACCTGCTGGTTCTCAAAACATCGGGGGCCACCACCCAGGTGTACGTCCCTAAAAGCGCCGACCCTGGCATCTATTGGCGGCAGTACGCCGGGGGCACCTGGTCTTCCTGGGCCACGGCCGGTGTGATGTATGGGTCCAACTCTAACGGCTCCTACATTCGGTTTGCGGATGGGTCCCAAATCTGCTGGGGGGTAAACGTTGGCGCTGGTCCAGACCCTCAGACCATCATCTACCCTGCGGCGTTTGTGTCGCCCCCGGCGGTGGTGGTAACCCTATCTGACTGGCCACCTGGGCATATCTCCGTGGATTCCCAATGGGGGTATGGCACTACCCAACAGAGGTTCCGGAAATACTACGCAGACGGGACTGTGTACGCCAGTACTGCGTACCGGTTCAACTACATCGCCATCGGGAGGTGGAAATGATTCGGGTTCGGTACATCCCACAGGTAGGGCTGCCCGGCCATACCCTGCGCTATAGCTGGACCGGGAGGGTCCTCACCACCACCCTATACCGGGGTGAGGAGGAGGTGGGCCAGGAGGTCTACGACCTCTCTGCCCTCCAGCCTGGGGACGAGGTGGCAGGGGTGGAGCCTGAGACGCTCCAGTTCTCCCCTCTCATCTCTGCCCGGTGCGCCGAGGACAGGACGCTGGAGGTGGTCCTCCTCCGCTGGTATGAGGGGGTTGAGCCCCCTGAGTTGGGCGAGGAGGTGCTGGATGGCTAGACTAAAAATCAAAACCCACCAGGACCGCATCCGGGAGGCCTGGGCGGCCTTTCGGACCGAGCGGGACCGCCGCCTGGCGGAGACGGACTGGGTGGTGGCCAGGGCCTACGAGCGGGGCGAGCCCGTGCCAGAGGCCTGGGCGGCCTACCGGCAAGCCCTCCGGGACCTCCCGGCACACCTCACGGACGAGCAGGTTCTGGCCGGGGATATCCTGTGGCCGGAGCCTCCAAAGCTATAACGTCCACACTCAATCAGGCTATGCATAAGCACTCACCTTACTAACCGGAGCATGACTGGACTTGGTCAAAACTGACCTAGAGCGTGAGCGCTTACTGACCTAAAGCATGACGCATGACACAAAAGGCTCGACCTGAACGGGCAAAACTACGAGGTGGAAATCGCCCGGATGGTGGGTGATAAGCTGTTCGTCAGGACGAAGGGGGAAAAATGAGGACCATAGTAGCGGTGACGGCGGTTCTTGGGGTGGCTCTGGCTCAGGAGGGGAGCATCCCCACGGACATTAGACAGTGGTTTGCCTCCACGGCGTCCCTGGCGGCGGTGGTGGCCGCCCTGGTAGCCCTGGTGAGGAAGCACATCCTGCGGACGCTGGACGGGCTCGCCGTGGTGGTACTGAGCCTCGTGCTGGGCGTGGGGCTGGCCTATGTGGGGAAACTGATGGGCTACCTGGGCGGGGACTGGCTCCTGTTTGGCCTCTCTGCCGGGCTCATGGCCTCCGGGGGGGTAGACCTCCTCCGGAGCGTGGCACGGGGGAGCGGCGATGCGAAGGGCGATACTGGTACTGACGCTAGCCGTAGCCGTCTCCGGTAGCGCCCTGGCGGGTGGCCGTGCGGCGTGCCGGGTGGTCTACGGGCCGCCCCTCTGGGCGGTCTGCTACACCGAGCAGGTCGTCTGGGCTCAGGGCCCGCTGGAGGTTGCTTTGGGGGTGGAAGGCCGCACCTGGCCTGAAGCGCAGGTAGCCCCGTACACCCTCCTAGGGCTCTACCTGGAGAGGTGGTGGGCCACGCTAGAGGTGGCCCGCCCCCTCCTCGGGGCCTCGCCATGGCGGTGGGCCATCGGCGTGGGGACGCGCTGGTAAGAGGGCACATGTGGAAAAGGAGAAATACACGGAGTACGTCCTACTTAGCTTCACCACCCTGGCCGGGGTGGGGTTTTTCATCCGGTCCCTCCTCACCGGGGAGGACATTCCGCAGGGCTGGGCGCTTCTCATCGGGAGTGTGTGGGGGGCTCTCCTCGGGGTGCGCGAGATCCTCAAGCGGAAAGGAGGTGAGGGATGAGCGAGGTTGACGCCCTCCTCCTCCTCGGGGTGGAGCTCTCCCGCGCCATCATCACCGCTTACTCCGTCTACGCCATCGTGCTCATCCTGGGCGGTTTTCTGGCCCGCCTCCCCACCCGGTGGGAAGAGCGGGTGGAGGCGCTGGGGGGGAGCTTCTACCTGGCCGGGGTCATCCTCTGGCGGTACTACGCAGGTGGAGACGCGTATGACCTGGACCTCTTCCTTCGCGCCTCAGGCATGGCCCTATTGGTCCTCCCCAGGCTGGTCCGGGTAGTCCTCAGAGAGTACGGAGGTGGGAGATGAGGGTCCTGCACCCCTTCCGCGATGCCCGCCGAGCTCGGGTGGACGCGGGGTTCCTGGACCCCCGCTACCCGGCTTGGAGGAAGCAGGCGGGGCTCCCCCCCGCCGAGCACTCCGGGGTGGACTACAACCTCCAAGGGACGAGCGGGGACCAGGACTACGGCTACCCCGTGGTAGCCGTGGCGGCGGGGAGGGTAGTGCACGCCGGAACGCACCGGGTGTGGGGGAACATCGTCCTGATTGAGCACCCCACCCTGGCCCAGCTCCTGGGGCTCCCGTACCTCGCCACCCAGTACGCCCATCTCGCCTTCGTCGCCGTGGAGGAGGGGGACGTGGTGCTGGCGGGAGAGGCCATCGGGAGCGTGGGGAGAGGGGACCTTCGAGCCCCCTTTCTCGCCCACCTGCACTTTGAGGTGCGGCGGAAACCTCTTCCACCGGACTACTGGCCCGGGATGAACCGCAAGGCCATCGAGGAGGGCTATCTGGACCCCGTGGCGTTCTTGGCTACTCAAGCTGAATCCGAGCACCGCTACTGGTTCCCGGCGGGGACGTTGTACTCTCCCAAGGGGCGCTGGACCACACAGAAGGCCGTGGTGGTGAACCTCTCCAAACTAGACCTCGCCCAGGTGCGGCTGAACGAGCCCGTGAGCCTGTAGCAGAGCTGTAGCAGAGCGCCAACCGGATAGTACCCCCACGTGCCAATCCGTGCCGATTCCTGACGCGACTTGCCGCGGTGCGCAGGGATTTTCGTGCGGATCGCACTCTGTGGTGAGGTTGTCCCGCTTGTCGTACCCAAACAAGTCGGAGAGGATGTC